CCAGTAAAACTGTTAAAATGGAATAAATATCCATATAGTTTTTGTTGTTTATCTTCCATATTATTTATTTAAATTTATTTGGTCTGCATAATGCCCTAAACTTTCAACAAATTTAGAATCATTCACAAGCATAGAAAGCATTGCTACAGTTATTTGTAAAGGTATTAAAGACATATCTGCCCAAGAGTCAAAAACTTTCTCCTCTTTTAATTCTAAAAACTCATCTTGGTGTACTTTATAAAAAGCCATTAGATAAGTAATACATTCTACTCTAGATAAACTTCTTTTAGGTTTATCTCTTTGAGCTGTTAATGTATCAATAACTTCTTGTTTTAAATCTAGTTTTAAGGTTTTCATAGGTTAGGTTTAGTTGTTTAGTTTAATAAAACCAAAGATACTATATTAAATAATATCTTTGGTTATTTTTTAATTAGTTTTTAATTTATTTAGCTTTATAAGAAACTATTAAACGTGATAATGGTTGAGATTTATAAACATTTAATCTTCTTTCTTCAAAGATATGTTTAACTTCTTCTTCAGATTTAAAACTATATATTATAGTAGTATCATTTAATTTTATTTTATTTAGTTTAGGTTTTTTCATTTTATTTATTTTAATTACTGTTATTTAAAAAAATAGGGGTTAAATAAACTTTGCAGTCTATTTAACACCCTATTTATAATCAAACTATATACAATTGAATGTTACAGCTTATCTGAGTTTGATTAAGCTTGTAAAGCAGCTTTAGCTACTAGTACATTCTCATGTGCTAATAAACTATCAACAGCATTTACATCAGAAGTAAACTTTGAGTAACGGTAAATAGGTTGCCCTCCGCTAGTCAATATTTCTCCATCAGCACCAGCTCTTTTAGCTTCTGCATTACCTATCTTGATTAAAGACTCAGTAAATACAATTTTACCATTCAAAAGTGCACCATTCTTCAAAGAAGTTTTAGTAAAGTCTTCAGCAGTCATGCTAATTAAAGCAGAACGAGTTTTCACTTTAGCTACAACTCCTGAAAAGTCCATAACTTGTGATTCAACTCTGATATAACCATACTGTTTACCATCTTTACCTAAACCAGCATTGTTAGTAAATACTTGTCCTTCTTTGTTTGCGGTGATTTTAACTGTTTCCATGATTTCTAATTTTAATTGTTTATATTAATTGTTTATTAATTGTGTATTATAGACTAGCTATATTAGGATACCTCCTCTCATTTTACTATACAGAGTCTAGCAAGGACTCATTGGTTAACCAAAATCTTTAATGTTTTATAAGTAACCTAACAGAGGAATAAGGAGAACCACCTCCTTATTCTTGTTAGAACCTTAAAACTAAGAGCAGTTTAAATTCATACTCAGGATTATTAAGAAGATTGTAGAGGTGTGTTAGCTCACACCAAGTCATAGACCGTTTAATGCTCTTTTTGTTTATCTACAATCTAAATCAAGATACCTTTTTCCTTTAAAAATTGTTTTCTAATATCATTAGAAAATTCACAATTAGGAAAGTTAACAGGCATATTAATCAGAAATCTGTCTGTAGCAGATTTAACTCTAAGATGTTTATTTAAAGCAGATTCTGATATTGTTTTTCTTATACTCTTGTTTTGTTCTAATCTCTCTAACTCCATTAACCAACCATTAGAATGATAACCAAACCACATTCCTGGTTTATTCTTTAATGCTTCTTTAATAATAGTTATTTGATAGTCTTTTAATTGAGAGAGTAATACCCTTTGTTTATTCCATACCCAATAACTCTCTCCTCTATTAGTTACTTTATTAGATAAAGAAAATACTCTTTCATATTTTCTTCCATTAAGTGTTTTAGTTATTAGTTGCATAGTTTTAAGTTTTAAGGTTAGTAAATTATATCATCTGAATATTCCCAAGGTTCTTTTTTGTCTTCTGGTTCATTAAAATACTCTACTACTAATATTAATCCTCCAAAGAAGAATACAAACATTAATATAGTAAATACATTAGAAAGAATACTATCATTATCCAGTGCTCCTTCTTTAATTTCTTTAGCTAAAGATATTACTCCAAGTAATATATAAAACAAGATTAATAATGTTGTCATAGGTTTTAATTTTAAGGTTAATATAAAAGTTCTAGTATCATAAATTAATAAGATACTAGAACCTAGTTAGTTTAATATAGCATCAGCTATAGCCATTAATACTATTACTACAAAGAAGTAAATCATTGCAGTATTATCATTTTCTAGGTGTTTATCTAAGTTTTTCATAAGTTTAGTTTTTAATTATTTAAGTGTCTTTTTAATTAATATTACAATGATAATTGTTGTCATAGCTATAAAAGATACTAATACAATAGTTATGTTTATTCCTATATCTAACATCATTTGTTTTTAAGATTAAATTGTTTATAACCACTATATTCAGTATAAGTTATCTCTAACCTATTACCATTTTGTAGTATTAAATAGTATTTACTATTCTCTTGATATATTTGTATCATAGTTTTAAGTTTAAATAATAGCTCTACTTAAATAATATTCTTTTTATTGCTTGGAATAAGGTTTCTGATTCATATTCTAGTATGATATTTTTTCTTTTTGTTAATGTTTTTTTACAACTAGCTATTTCTCCATGTAAAGCTTTTATCTTTGCTTCATCTTGTTTATTATGTTCAGATAAACTAGTTAAATGCCAACAAGTGCATTTCTCACATAAATAACCTCTTAAAACTTTGGTATTATTCTTTGATTTAGTTTTATTAAATTTATCAATGAATATTTGTATTTGATTCTCATCTCTGTATTTAGATTTAGTACAGGTTGATAAAGGTTTAGTATCCATAGTTAGTGTAATTAGTGTTAAATAATAGTTCTAGCAGAGATTAGAATACACGCAGTTTCTATCTTCATTAAATTCTCTTTAGCAGCATACTATGCTCTTAATTCCTATTACTAGGGGTTTTATTTCATTAGTCTAGTTGAAATAAACAAACTATTAGCGCTTAGAATAGCTAGTTGACTATTAATCACTGTTGTTTAGACAGTAATGCAAAATGTAGCTATGAATTGTTACACACATATTTAAAGAGATAACTCTCTACTACATAATAATTTAATAGAAGGAAGAGATAAATCTCATTATTAATGGGCTTACTATTATATCCCAGCCTTATAACCAACAACAGAGTTTTCTACTATACGTTAGTACAGTGTTGTTGGGTAATAATAAATTAATCTAATTAGTAGGTTTCTCAATTTCTACTATTCATTGCTGTTTACCTATTGGAACATCCAGAAGAGTCTATAGTATACTATACCATAGTCCTACATTACTATCCACTTTTTATGCAGCACTGTTATCCTAACAGTAGTAGGGAGACGCCTTAAGCAATTATTAGAATATTATTCATAAGCATAACATTTTCTAAGTGTTTTAGCTTTAACTAAAGATTTAACTTTTTTTTGGTTATAAACAGTTACTTTTTGATTAGGGTTAAAATGATTTGGTACTACTATTTTTTCTGTTTTACAGCTAGTAGCTATGCAAGATAAGATAAATATTACTACAATTAATAATAATGGAGTAATGTAATTAGGCTGTGTTTTAATTATTTGATTAGGTTTCATAGGTTTTAATTTTTTTTTAGTTTATAATTGTTTTATTTCTTCTTTTGTTTTTATATTACTTTTATTTAAGGTTATAACCTTTCTATTGTAAAATAAATGCGAGGATATACCCTTTTAAAATATATATCTTATTGTATTCCATGATATTATATCATTATGCAATTTAGTCCATTCTTCTATATATTCAGCTTTAAGATTATGTTTGTATCTTATATTCTTACCACCATATTGAGATATTTTAGATTCTTGTATTGTAGGAACCCATAAATATTCTTCTTCACCAGTAATATTATTAACTAAATTATATTTATGTTTGTTTTCATTATGAGTTAAAAATATAACTTCACATTTAACTACATCTTTATAATCTACATAATCATTAACTATGTGAAATAAATCTTTATATTCTTCTAACCAATTATCTGCAACTATTACAGGAGAAAAGTTAATATGTACATCATAACCTGCATCTATAAATGCATCAATAGCTTTAATTCTATCAATAATTTTTGTAGTATTAGGTTCTAATAAATCTGCATAAACTTGAGGCATGAGGCTAAATCTTATTCTAATTTTACCTTGTGGATTATAATTTATTAAATTTACATTAACATACTTAGTAGCAAATGAACCCATAGCTGTTGGGGTATTCTTAAAGAATTCAAATATTTTTTGCCATTCATGATATTTAAGATGTAAAGCAAAATCTTCATTACACGATATATCATAAGTAATATATTCTTCATGTGTTTGATTAGGCTTTTCTATATCAGCAAATGTACAATGATTGTTGATAGCTGTAAGAATATCCATTGTATTAGTAGCAATATCTAAACCTTCAGGTTTATGTCTTTTCATGTAACAATAACTACAGTTGTATAAACAACCATGACCAAAGCTTGGGCTGATAAAATCAGTTGACCTTCCAGAAGGCCTGATTATCATAGACTTTCTTGTTATTTCTTTTATCATTATATATTTTCATCTAATAATTTAAGTACATTTAACCAGTTCTCTTTAGTTTTAAAATATACTTCCATTGTTGTAGCACCACCTTTTTCATTCATTAGGTATATATCTAAACCATATAAAGATGTATCATCCTTGTAAGCATAATAACCTTTGAAGTCTATTTGATTAAAGCAGAATGCTACATAGTTATCTATATACACTTTAATTCTTCCATTAAATATTTTAAAATTATAATTGTGTTTTTTCATAATTTAAGTTTATTATTAAAATATTCCTGTCTATTTAGGAGAAATAGTATTGCTACTATTCTCCATTAATGAGGATTAGGACTCCCCAAGCTCTGCATCATATTTCTATGATTCATCCTGCTAATAGATGTAGTTTTGTTTTCATAATGTGTTACATACTGATTTAATCAGTTATTAGGTAATATTATTTCTTTATTTCAAAATATATGGAATAAAGCATTATTTCTTTGTCGTACATAATATTAGGTTTTAGTATTGTTTATATTGTAGCTAGTATAGCTACAATTAATGGGATACTTATTATAATTATAAAACGTATCCAAGCTTTTAAATGTGTCATTTGTTTAGTTTTAGTTAGTTAGGTTAAGATATCTTAATAGTACTTCTCCAGTACCATTTAGTATAGGTTTTTCGTTTTAACTGTTTCATTTGGTTTAGTATTAAGGGTTAATAATTGGTTAATATTTAATATTAAGCTATTATTATATAAAATTTTATACTAAATATAGTAGGTAAGCCAATTAAGGCTGTACCCAACTATATCTATTATTTAATTTGTTAATTGCGTGTTCTTTAAGACATTTACCTAATTCTTGGCAAACTCTATCAGCTTCTGTGGTAGCTAAACTAGTGTAGTTTAGTATGTAACCCTTTCTGCCAGGATAGCAATTAATTTCTTTAGGTAGTTTTGTGGTGTCAAACTCAAAGCCTACTTTTAATTTTACTGTGGTAATAAAGATATTGCCAATAGACATATTCTTTATACCATAAGAAGGAATAATTTTCATTTTAGTTTAGTTTTAAAGGGTTAGTTATTGTTGGCTAGGTATTTTGTATCTTAGTTTTGTTACATAACTACCTTCTTCAGTTTCTTCAGAGTCAATACCATCATATTTAGGATGGTCTTCCCCACAACCAAAAAATTCATAGTTTCTTATTGTTCCTAGTATTAATTTATCTTCTGTTGTTTCAGCCTCTAAGCACCAACCAGAAGTTTTATTTCCTTTGTTTTTTAAGAGTATTATTTTCATTGGTTCTAGTATTAAAAGGTTTATAAATTGCTATAATTTATTATAATAGATTATAGCGTGAATATCATATTTAGTAGGAGCACTAACTATTATAGTTATATAGTTTCTCCACTTTTCTACTTGGTCTTCAGTTAATACTAACCTATGACCTTTACTTGTTTTACAGAAATAGTACATATGGTTTAGTTTTAATTGGTTTATATTAAGATAAAACTAACTAACAATCAACTGATTAGGTTAATTATTAGTTAGCTATTTGTGTAATGATTATAAATCATTATCATAACCACATATATCTTCATAATCATCCATAAGTTCTTGAACTTCAAGTTCTTTGAATTTTCTGCCGATAGCTGAGTTATTAAATTCATTAGCTCCTGCATCATTCCAACCATGTAGTTTCTTTTGTTCTTTATGTTTGTTACTATTGTTCACAATCATTTTAAGAGTATTGCGTAAGTGGTTTAAATCCATAGAGTCTATATCTATGGATTTACCATTACGCATTTTCCAATAAGTAGGATTAGTATTCATAGATTTGGTTTAGTTAAAGGTTAATAATAAATAGAAGATATTACTAAGCATTGTCTGATAAGGACAACACTTAGTAAATTAAATAGAAAGAATCTTCCTATTAGTCTCTTCAAGGACTAGACATAGACACTACCTATGAAGTTATAGCACAATATTTAGTGTAAATATTGTTAGGTCTATCAAACCTTGCTAGTTTTTTTAATTTTGCCAATGATATATACTTGGCAAAATGCAGCACCTCGATGTTCTCCACTATAATAAGATAATACTCTATCTTTATTAATGGCTACACAGCTACTATTATGACAACAACCACAACCTTCATTATGATAGTGACTTTTTTGTCTCTTAACATATTGTTGTGCTTGTGCTAATGTGTTAAAAGTTATGAAGTTTTTCATATGGTTTAGTATTAAGGTTAGTATTAGTATAGTTGAATTTATGCTCCATTCCTATAATTGTTCCTATTATAGTTAAAGTCAGGAGTGTTGTAATTAATTTATTAATTACTTAGAATAAGTTTAAAGAGATTTCAACTCTCGCTGTGTCCACCATAATAATATATTAAAGGTTAA